TCAAACCACTTAAAACGTAAAAAATAAATATAGGGAAGAAGTTCTCCGCGCCCAGGATATTCTGATTGTATAACCTCCAAGTTTTTGTAATCAAACTCAGCTTTTACAAATGAATAATTACTATTATCATCAATAATTTTAATTTGTCTAAATGGATAATATTGCCTAATTAATTTAACACTTTGATTCCAATATTTGTTTGTAGATTCAGAATTTACATGGCGAGTAATAATAAATCCAAAGGTCATACATTCTACCTTTATTTTATTATGCCGAAGGCATAATAAACAAAGGTCCTAAGGCTCGCAGAGCCTGTTTTGGGAGCCAAAGTTCCATCAAATGGAAACAAATTATATAGATTTAGAAACAAATTAAATGAATATTTGGTTCCCAAATCAGTCTCTGTGGTCCTTAGGACATTTACCGTGTTGATTTAGAAACAAATTAAATGAATATTTGGTTCCATAATAGGTGCTTATTTGGCTCCACCTTTGCCGTGCCCTTTAGGGTGCGGCAAAAGGTGGAAGGGTATCAATATTCATAACGTGTTCTCCTTTTCCTACCTGACCCTTAGTTATAACAAATTTACTAAACTCTGGTCTCTCTAGTTGTGCATTCGGAGTATGATTGTGTACACATCTTGCTATCATTTTATACAATTTAAATTCAGGATATCTTTCTGCTCCGTTATTTTTATATAGCACATTAATGCCATTATCATCAATGCACCATTCAACAATCAATTTAATAAGAGGGTCAAAATCGTGAGAATCAATATTTTTGAGAGTATCTAAATCATCAATAACATAATCAAAGATAGAGCACGCCAAACGACACAAATCAAAACTGAAATTAGGTTCTAATCTGGGTTTTTTATCATTGAAAAATGGTTCAGTATTATACTGTGTAACCGCATCACCTCCTGTTTGAAAACTATCGCTGCAAAATGTTTTCCCATTAAACTTATAAATAGCACGTCCAAAGTCAATGATTTTAAATATTTTACCAAATGTTGGCACCTTATAATGTTTCTTTTTGTAATAATAATACAAAAACTTTTTAGTTGTAGGAATATACATGACATTGTTTGTATGTAAATCATTATGTGTAAATGAAAACAATTTTTGATACGTAATTAAGGTCATAATAATTTGCATAAAAATAGCAAACCATTCTTCATTAGGAATATCATTGTTGATAATATAATCATCTAGTGTATTTTCACACAATTCTAAACATATTAGTTGAATAGGAAATTGTTTGAAGGTTAACATCAGTTTTTCTTCTTCTATTTCTGATGAACTAGTTGAATAGCCATTTGAATCGCTATCGTGTGAACCATTTGAATCGCTATCTTGCGAACCATTTGAATCGCTATCGTGTGAACCATTAGATGAACTATTACATTTAACCAATTTTTTGTTATCATCAATTTCATCATCTTCATTTGTATGAGATGTTCTTGAACTACAAGATGAACCAGATTTTAGACTGGCTGATTTTTTTAGGTCAGTAACATCAATAGAATTGGTGATGTCAACCAAATCAATATTAAGCATTTTTACATCATCTAGAGTGACATGTGTAGAAGTCGTAAATATGTCTTCAAACATATTATCATCAAACGATTTGGCTGAAATATTGGATTTTAATGATAATGAACTATTTATATTTAAAAGAGGCTTTGCTAAAGGTGTTTCGTCGTTTAAAAGTAAATGACTATATTCGTCTATTTTAAATAGTATATTTTGTTGTTTATTGAAAAAATCGGACTGAATTAAATAGTCTAAATCGTCAATAACATTAATTCTATAATTATTTTTTACAGCAATAAATGAACCATAATAATCTAATGCATTAACAAATTTATGTTTATGTAGCACTTGACTTGTTAAGTATGAAAAGAATCCGTCAACATAGGATGAATTATTAGGGTCATTTAGCTTAGGGTGTACCTTTGCCGATTTGTCAATCGTAGGCAAATTAAATAATTCAGGATCTTCGTGATTGTACTTGCCTACAATATACTTAAATGGGTCTAAAAGTGGAGCCATTTTAATGAATATTTTTTGATTTATTGAGAACTCATCATCACCTGATAAGTTTTTTAATTTACACATGTAAATATGATCACTGTCAAATGAATCACCCTTTTCTTTAATATCCTTAATGTCAGCAACAGACCACATATGGTTTAAATTTATGCCATTAAAGTTACTTTGGTTCAATGAGAAAAAGTTGGAATAGATTGGTAAATAATTTTGTACACTTGACAGGGAAATGTTGGTATTAGATTGAAATTTGTTGAAAAGGTTGACATTCTTCCTTTTTTGGTAGTTTATAGTAATTGCCATTAGCTATTAAAAAGATTAATTATAATAAAATCTAACGTTTCCATTCCACCTTTCTATTTTCGCTTAAAGCGCAGCGGGCGAAAATCAAAGGTAGAGCCAAAAATGGGTTACAATTCCACCTTTTTAAAAAAGCTGGAGGCAAAAATGTAAACAATTCCACCTTTTTAAAAAAGCTGGAGGCAAAAATGGTTTTTAATTTGTTACATTTGGTTTTCCTAAATAAATTTGTTTAGTCATTTTATTATTTTTTATCGCGTAAATATTTGCCTCTTTTTAAAGTATATTAAGTATATTAAGTGCAATGAACCTGGAATTAAAGAGGTTTGATATGAAAAGCATTAGTTTCAAGCCCAATGAATCTAAAGGTCCTGTCGTTGTATTAATAGGCCGTCGTGACACAGGTAAGTCGTTTTTAGTAAGAGATTTGCTTTATTACCATCAGGATATTCCGATTGGGACTGTTATATCTGGGACCGAAGAAGGTAACGGTTTTTACGGCAAATTGGTACCGAAATTATTCATCCACAATGAATACAATACGGCCATCATTGAAAATATATTGAAGCGACAGCGACAAGTTTTGAAACAAATCAAAAAAGAAACAGAACAATTTAAAAGGAGCACCATTGACCCGCGGACATTTGTAATCTTAGACGATTGTCTATATGATAACACGTGGGCGCGCGACAAGTTAATGAGGCTCCTTTTTATGAACGGTTCAGGAATGGAACTTCACTTATTTTTTAATAAGTAATTAAGGATACCATTCACTAAGTTGGCCGTCAAAAGTTGGCACAAAATGTCAGCTAGTCTTTATTTTCTCTCTTTATCTTACCAAAATAGTAACAAAAATGGAATGAAATTGAATTGTAAAGGCAACACGTCCAAATTGCGGGGACATCTTATAAAGATTATGCTACTAAGTTGTGTTAGAAATAATGCAATGGCTTATGTTAACTGCATAAGGGACAGTAAAAAGGTATAATATAGAGACAATCCGCAGCCAATTTTCTAAGTCCGGTTTAAAGGATATGAAAACGGTTCAACGACTAAACGCCCGTGGGCTGGAAACGTCTAAATCACGTTGATGAAAGCTTAAGATATAGTCTAAACCCACTTGAGAAAGTGTTTTGGTGATAAAACCCAAAAATTTGATGATTTCAGAAACAAATAGCTGAATGAAAATGGTATTAATTGCGACACTGGAAGGTTATGTTACTCATTACGATGCAATATCCACTAGGTATACCTCCAACACTAAGAACAAATATAGATTACGTATTTATACTACGAGAACCATATATCGCAAATAGGAAGCGAATATATGAGAATTATGCAGGCATGTTCCCGACATTGGAGTCATTTTGTCAGGTAATGGACCAATGCACTGAAAATTATGAGTGTTTAGTGATAAATAATAACTCAAAATCCAACAAATTACAAGACCAAGTGTTTTGGTATAAGGCGGACTCACATAATGACTTCAAATTAGGGTCAAAAGAGTTCTGGGAACTGTCAAAACAGATAAATGATGATGACGAAGAGGAGCAATATGACCCCAATAATGTGAAAAAGCGTGGACAGGGACCCAAAATTGCAGTCAAGAAGAGCAAGTGGTAATCCACCTTTAACGATGGCTCTAAAGAGCCATCCAAAGGTGGAGCCAAAATTGATATAAAAATGAAGCCAAAATGTAGCCAAAATTGTTACAAAGATGGAGCCAAAATGGCTACAAATAATATAGCATTTATCTCTCTTAATACATTTGATAAATCAAATCCTGATTCATTAGGATTAAAACGGATTATTTTATTTCCTAATGATGTTATATATAATTCTCTTATTTTTTCATTTTCAGGGTCACGGTCTACGTGACCATTTTCATCACATTCAATAACTAATTTATAATCAACAAAATATAAATCTGCTCTATACTTACCTATAGTAAATTGTCGTTTGACATTTAACATATTGCTATATGCATTTGAAATAAACCCAATCGTTTGGTTTTCAATACACATTCCAATATTTATTTGTTTTATATTTTCTCCCAAATCCACAATATATCTATTTCTTAAATTATAAGAATTTTTTAATATTTCAAACGCATCTTCAGTAAGAAGATAATTTATTTTATTTTGACCACCATTTTGTTTTTTATTTTTATTTCGTTCAATAGTATAATGAATATTCTCTTTATAATTTTTAGTTAAATGTTTTGTCAATTGACATTTTGCACTTGCTAAATATAATAGTTCTTCTAAATTTCTTACGAATTTGCACATTTGTTTAATTATAATATAATATAAAGTCTACCTTTTAAATCAATTTTAATGTTATTATATTTAAAAGCATCTTGCTTTCAAATGAGAAAGTATACACTCGCTTTCAAAATCTTGCTTTTTATTTAATAAGCGGTTGAAAACGACTTAAAGAGAACTCGCTATATTAATATATAAGATGCAAGAGTTAAATATAGTAGAGCTAATTGAAGACAATCCGATAACAAAGTTGTCGCAAGTATATAATGGTAAACTTTTAACCAAAATAAAGGATACATTTACAGGATTTGAACAACAATTGTTTGTAAGTAGCTTTTATTGCTACTTAAATTACAATAAAAATACAGATTTTGTAGTGGATTTAGATAATATATGGAAATGGATGGGGTTTAGTCAAAAAATAAGAGCTTCAGAATTATTAGAAAAACATTTTACTATTAACATTGATTACAAGTTTGTTCTCTTTTTAGAGAAGGCAAGTGTGAATCAAGAAAAAATAAATTCAACTAAGGAAAAATGGGGCGGTCATAATAAAAAAACTATTTTACTAACAATCAAATGTTTCAAGTCAATGTGCTTAAAAGCGCAGACAAAAAAGGCATCAGAAATTCACGAATATTATATGAAAATGGAAGAAGTTTTACATGAC